GCACCTATGCCTTGTAGCTTGGTTTTTTCTGCATCTGTAAATACGTTACTATCTGACGCACTATCGACAAGTGTTCTTATTTCTGCTGCTGTCTGATCTGCTGTTGCACCAGCCTCTATAGCATTAAGTTTACTGTGGTCAGCGTCAGTAAATACATTACTGTCACTTGCACTTTCTACTAATGTTCTAATCTCTGATGCTGTTTGGTCAGCTGTTGCTGCTGTTTCTATGCCGTCAAGTTTTGTCTTGTCAGCAGCTGTCATAAGGCCGGGGCTAGTTGTTGTAACACTAGCTAAGTTATTCTGCTCTTCTTGTGCAGCAAATAATAACTGCTCATGGTTAGCATTTAGGTCAGCTGCTTTGACTGACGACCCTGCGACATATGTAGCCTTTGCAACGTCTACGTTAGTATCACGAAATATACGTATCTTTGCAGGGCTAGTTGGTATATTACCAGCTGTAAATACTACATTACCACCACCTGTAGTAGTGTAGCTTGTTATGTTGTAGTGTGTGCTTGTTGTTTTTGTAACACCATCTACTTCTACTTTTATATCAGACTCTTGAATAGAAGGGAAAGAAAACGCTTTCGTCGCATTTCCATCCCCAGTATAGTCTACGAATGTTGTTGCCATTTATTTGTATATGTTGAGGATGTTTTGAGACGCAGTTCGTTTATCTACTTGTGCAACTTTTTCTAGACGTTGCTTTTCGATTACCTCTGCAATTCTAGGATCATCTTTGATAGATGCCCATGCTCGTTTCTTAGCACGTTTAAACATCTGATCTATGATTCTATTGTGATAGTAGTCTCTTGCATTAAACTGAGCTCGTCTGCCTGCTCGTATATCAGCATACATGAGATCCATAGATGCTAACATTTTTTTATCTTTAGCAAGTTTATCTAACTCTAACTCTAAGTTAAGAGAGCCTAGTGCTCGTTGAAACTCTGATCTAATGTAAGGATGGTCAGTTAGGTTTGTACTATCTGGTGCATAATATGTAGATGTACGTAAGTCATAACCACTGTCAAACAAAAAGTTTCTACCGGGACTTTGGTCTAAATTAAGACTTATTGGACTTACAGCATTGTATGCTCTAGTTAAGAAGTCCCAATCTTTGAGTGGCTTACCGTTTAACATATCATACTTGATAGGTAGTTTATTACCTGTAAGCTTTTCTGTAATTAAGTTTCTGTTACGTATAGACTGAAATACACCTGAGTTTATCTCACGCATATAAGGAGTAAATAATCTGCCTAAGTCATTACGTATACCAGCTAGCGGTACTTGATTGTTAATTAGTCCAGATACAATACGACCAGCTTGGCCGGGTCTACCACCAAATAAATCAACAAACGATTGTATGCCTGCTAGATACGATTTGCTTGTCACAGCCTGTGCAACAACAAGTGCAATCTTACCTAATTCGTTTTCTGTCCACTCTTCACCCATAAGTTCACTTGCGTCACCTATGTCAGCTACTGTAGACATAATAAGGTTGAATGGTTCAAACTGGTCATAACCAACACGAACTGCACCTAGTTTAATTGTTCTAGGCTCCCACTTACCATCTAACCATAACTGTCTTTTCTGCCTGTCTACTGGGCCATTACCATTAAGATCACCACGCATCCAAGCTTGTACTGCCATAAATGTAACCGCAGATCCTATCGCCAATCGGCCTGTTTGCAAAGCACGTGCGTTAGCGAGCTCTTCTGCTGTAAATATACCATACTTGTTTACACTAGCTAGATCGTTAGGATTAGCAAATGCTATATCGTTAAACTCTTTGACTAAGAAGTTAAAACCGGGTGTGTACTTACCTGTAAGTGCAAGACCATTAACACCAGTTCTAGCAAACAAAAAGAAAGGTTTAGCTAAAGGTGTGGCTGTAAATACATCGTTTAGACCCTTTGCAAAGCCTGTAAGTTCTTGTGTAAGTGTAACTTCTTTACGTGCAAACTTTGTAGCTTCATCAACAATATTACCATTAGCGTCAAAGATTTGTGCATAAAAATCATCTTCATATGCTCTCATCAACTCTTTTGTTATCTTAGGTGTCTTGTAACCGTTGTCTTGTAGCTCAAGCACTTTACGCATAGCCTTCTCACGCATCTTTGCACGACCCATAATATAACCAAACGCATCGTCAGTTGCAGCCATCAGCTTGGTAGAATATGTTAGATAGTTACTATTGTTCATCTGACGTGCTAGATTTGCTACACGAAACGCTGCTGTTTCTCCGGGTGTAGCTCTACCACTATCTTCTGCCCAACGACGTAATATCTCCCAGTTATCATCTTGTGCTGTAAACTCTATAAAACGTGTTTTTATTTGTCTTATATCACCTTTCCAGTATGAGTTTAGCTTACTTCTAAATAAAGTAAACGACTCTGGTATAGCTTCTATCAAGCCATTTACGGATGCAAGACTAGCTCGAACATCAGCTACATTACCATCAAAAGGTAATCTTAGTATTGCACCTAGACTCTGTGCTAATGGACGTAAGAATGTTGCAGTAGATGTACCCATGATTGCTCGTATAGGTGTTTTAGGGCCAGATAGTATACTATGTGACATTACACCTTCTAGCTCACGAATCATAGCACCTGTGCGGTTAGCCCCGCCTTGTTCTAATGCACCACCAAGAATAGTTTTTCTTGCCCAGTTATCAAAGTCATCTAATGTATTTACATTCTCCATCATAGAAAATGCTTCATATAAAGCAGATAACATGTTGTCATCTTTTTCATCACCAGCTATCTTAAGTAGAGACATGATAGAATCTTTTGCATCTTCCATAGACTGTTTTGTTGCTTCTTCAACAGTCTTCTTACTTTTCTTGCCAAGACCAAGTTCTCTAAATGAGTCAGACTTTACAAATCTAGCTTTCTTTGTTTCATACAATGCAGTAAGCATGGTATCTACTAGCTGTTTTGTTGGCCCATCTATGTCTTGTAAATCAACAAGATCTGCTATTTCTCTACCAGCTGTTCCTAAATCACGAACTTGCTTAAGTAGTGTACCTATAACAAGATCAGCAATAACTACATTTTTAGATGTCCATATATCAACACCATCTACAGTATCAGGTCTAGCTTCTAACAACTCTTTTAGATATTCTTGTGGTGACATTTCTAAAGCATTTCTGCCTTGAGTTATACGTTGATGTCCTTCTACAGCTTCTCTAAATTTAGCTGCAAGTGCTTTTCTATCACCCTTTGCTTCTGCTAGTTCTTTTGCAAACTTTTGACTACTCATCAAACCTTTCATAAGACGTTCGACCGTAGCATCGTCTGTACCGCCCTTCATGGCGATTCTTTCTCGTTCTACAGGTGTTGTTACACTACCAGTTGAACCCTCTTCTGAACCCCATTTAGTACGTGTTTTTGACAGCTGTTCTCTAGCTGTCTGTGGGTCTACTTCTGATATGTGTGCTCCTTGGTGTGGTTGAGATATAGGTGCATTTTTATCTGCTCTAAACTGTGTTTCACCTTCACGAAGCTGTGCTATACCAGCCTGTATAGTTTGATCTTTTAAACTTTTATTACGTTTAGTTATCTGTTCTATAGCTTTGTCGCCACCCTTTTTTAGTGTGTATGCAAAACCGTCAAAGATTAAACCTATGCCCATACCTTCAACTATGTTCTTAAGTTTCATTACGACTGGATGGTCAGTATCTTTGGTAGATATTGGTGTATCTATCCAACCATATCTGTCACGTAATGCACCCAAAGCATTTTGCTCGTCTGACTCTTTGGATATAAGATCAGACACAGCTCCTACGGCAGCACCTCTAACGATGTTACCTTTACTTAGTGCAAGTAAACCAGCTGGTATTGAGACGACCCCGGTCGCTGCGACAGCCTTGGCTGCTGCAACTGTACCGAGTGCAAGTGTACCAAAATGTACTAAACCTCGTAGCTGTTTACCCCACCATGTTTTTGTTTCGATTGGGTTATCATACCCACCGAATGGACTCCAGTCTGGTCTGTATGTACCAGTCTCTCGTCGTTGTTCTTGCATTTCTCCAGATAACGCATCTACTGTACGTTCTGGAAATGTAGCGATAGATGATGCTGTATCTTGAAGTCCGCCAGACAATATAGATTGTCCCTCTCGTATGAGTGCCTTAGCACCCCAGTTCTCTTCATTTCGAGGATCTTCTTGTACTTCAGCAGCAACCTTTTCCTCTTTTTCTAACTGTGTCTGTGCGGCTTCTTGTGCATCTCTTCTTCGCTCATACTCATCTGCGGCTTGTTCTGCTTGATCTGCTAAATAATCAGCATATTCTAAATCAACATTGACTTCGGCATTTGAGTAATTTGAGTCTGTCATCAATCCTCTCTTAATTTTTTACGTTGTTCTACAAGTTTTTCTCTATTTCGATTGTAGTTTTGTATCTCAGCTTCGATGCCTAGAAAAACCTCTTCTGTAAGATTATGAAACTGGTTTGCTGGTATGTTACGAAGTGCAGGGAACGCATTTAAAACAAGTTCCCGTTCTTCTTCGCCTAATCGCATTAGTCTATCCCAACGTCCCTCTCTTTCGTCACCTCTAAAAATGGTTGCTTCTCCACCTTTCTTTGCCTGTATAATAGCACCTCTGATACTATTAGTTCGATTAGCTCTTTGTCTGACAAGTTCTTTTACTAAAAAACTCTGTGTTTTTTCATCAAATACTCTGTCAAAATCACGTGATGACAAAAATCTTGTAGCATCTTTTATTTCTTGTGTACTCAATCCAAACAATCCAAAGTTAGTAGCACCTCGATTAGCATATTCTACTATCTGACCTAGAGTGAGTTTATCTGCGTTACGTAATCTTGGGCCAGTAGCTGAGTCAAATGTACCTATAGAGTTGCCAGTTTTAAATCCATTGAGTATTTTTGGGCCTTTTACTGGATCTTCTAAAGCGTTATAAGTCTTTGTTAGATTAGGTCTTACCTCTAGTATATTCAACTCTTCTTGAGTAAGATCAAACTGCGAGTCCACTAATACACCATCTTTGTTTACATAAGGCATGGTTTTAATTAGACCTTGGTCTGTCAAACCGCCTGTAGCATTAAGTCTATCATAAGCGTACTGTCTAGGACTTAGTTTTGTACCAGCAGTTACACCTCTGAAATACTCTGGAAACGCATATATTTCTGGATTAATTAGGTGTCTTTTATAATCAGCTAGTGCTTGTTTTTCAAATAATGATACATACTCACCTTGGTAAACAACTTTACCTATATCACTTCGTAGAGCCTTACCATCTTCTGCTATGTCAGTCGGACTTCCTTTTGCTCCTCTACGTTTTTCGATTGCACTTCCTGAGAAATTACCAGCAAGCAATCCATCTTCTATATCTTGATATACGTTTTTAACAGCATCATCAAAGTCAACTCCAAGTTTTGT